GGATGCAGACGTCAAGCGGCGCCGTAACCGGCAGAAGAAGCCCACACTGACCGTCAACCGGCTACCGGCCTTTGTCGCGCAGTACATCGGCTCACAGCTGCAGAACGAAACCACCCTGAAACTTGCCCCGTCGCGCGGCGGGAATAAAGCTGTTGCCGAACTGCGGCAGGGACTTATCCGCACGATCACGCGGCTGAACCGCTCAAAGCTGGCGATCCACAAGGCCATGGAGTCGGGATATATCTGCGGCGTAGGCAACTTCGCTGTGGAAGTCATAGACGCCGAGAACGATGTGTTCGTGCGCGACATGGTCCTGAAGCCGATCGCCGACCCGCACGCTGTTGTCTGGGACCGCGCAAGCACAGACCCGACCGGCGCCGACGCGAATCGGTGCTTTGTCTTCGACTACATAGCGAAGGAAGACTTCGTACAGACTTACCCTGAAGCCGAGACAGACAGTGGGTTCTTCAGCGACATCGTGGACAACACAGTCTCAAGCGACGGCTATGAAGTCGACGAGATGATTCGCGTCGCCCAGTTTTGGCAGATGCACCGCGAACCGGTAACGCTGGCCCTAGAAGCCGGCACAGGTGACGTGATCGACGTCACTGACTGGCCAGCTGAAAAGATTATGGCGGCCGCCGAGATTGACGACGACGGCAACCCCATCGTGCGCGACACCATGAAGCCATACGCGGTCTGCTACGTCATGACATCCTCGCGCATTTTGGAAGGCCCTTACCGGCTAGACATCCCGCGTCTGCCTGTCTTCCGCGTAGAAGGCTGGACTCTTCAGAACGGCGCAACCCGTCACCGTTGGGGATTCGTCCGCAACGCCAAAGACCCGCAACGCATTCACAACTTCTGGCGGTCCACACTCGCCGAGGAATTGATGAAATCGCCTGCGGCTAAGTGGCTTCTCGACAAAGCCGGCATGAAGACCGGCGACGTCGACAAGTTCCGTACACAGCACCGCGACGGCGACAACATCATGACTTGGGATTCGCAGGCAGGCGGCGCAAAGCCCGAATACCAACAACCCCCACAGATGAACTCAGCTGTGTTGACCGAGGCCCAGATGTCCGTAAGCGACATCCGCGACGTCACCAACCGACATGAAGCGTCGATGGGGCAACAGTCGAACGAAGTCTCTGGCAAGGCTATCTCGGCCCGCCAGCGTGTCTCCGAACTCGGAGACGTGGTCTACATCAACAACATGAACATGGCGCTTGCTGAAGCGGGCAAGGTTATCAACGCCCTGATCCCCACCATTTTCGACACATACCGCACGGTAAAGATCACCGGCGAGGATGACGAAGAACTGTTGCAGGCCATCAACGGTGACCTGGGTGACGAAACACCTGACATCACCAAGGGCAAGTACGACCTAACCTACACCACTGGCCCATCCTACGCCACCAAACGGCAGGAGTCGGTCGATCTTATGATGACCTTGATGAACACCATGCCGCAGATGGGCAATGTCTTGGCTGACATCATTGTGCGGAACATGGACATCCCCGGCGCCGAGGAAATCGAAGAACGCCTCGCCACTCTGCTACCGCCCGGTATGCTCAATCCAGAACGTCTGCCGCCAGCACGCAAGAAGCGCGTGATGGAACAGATGGAGCGTGCGAACAAAGAATCACAGCAGCAGCAGGCTATGCAGCAGGCGCAGTTCATGAAGGGCATGGAAAAGATCATGGCCGAGATTGCAGAACTCAAAGCACGTGCCACCAAGCAAGAGGCCGGCGCGCTGAAAGACTTCTCCGAGGTCGGGGTCCAGATGGGCAAACTCGACATAGACGACGAGAAAAACGAGTTGGAAGCCCTGAAGTTCGGCGTATCGCTGGATGAAGGCCCGAAAGAGATGTTCCGCCTTGGACTCGACATGGCGCAGCAGCTGTCTCAAGCGACAGAAGAGAAGACTTCCCCAGAAGCCGCGCAACCGGCGGCCCCAACCCCAGAAAGAGGTGATTCCTAATGGCTGGTTACCAATCCCCATTCGCCAAGACGGCGGCACGACAGGCCAAGGCCAAAGCGAAAGCCAAGGCCACAGGCAAGAAGCCTAAAGGCATCGTTTCTGAGAAGACGTCGACCGGTGCAGGTAGCGCCGCCGCCGACTATCTCTTGAACATGTTTAAGAAAAAGTAGGGGCCCCACAGGCCCTTACTACCCCATTTTAACCGGAGATTTTGAGATGAACGAAGATGACGAAGACATGGCTGTAGACGTCTCGAACGACGTCGCACGTGAACTTGCTGCACAGGAAGCCGCCGCGGAAGAAGCGGGCGAGGAAGAAGAAGTCCTTGAGGGGCAGGCCGACGAAGAAGGCGACGAAGACGACAACGCCGACGCTGAACACCGTTCTGCGACGGAAGTCCCGCCTGTCAAGAAGAAGAAAAAGCAGACTGCGGACGAACGCATCGCCGAGTTGGTGCAGCGCGCTAAAGACGCGGAAAAAGTCGCGTTCGATGCGGAGATGCAGCTGATCGAACACCAAAAGGCCACAGCTGTCCCACAAAAGACCCCCGAACCCCCTAAGAAGCCATCCCCGGCCGATTATGTGTACGGTGAAGCGGACAGTGATTACCTGGACGCCATGGTTGACTACCGCGTAGAAACCAAGCTGGCAACGCAGCGCACCGAGTTTGAAGCCTCGAAGAAAGCGGAATCTGAAGCGGCAACGCAGCAGCTGTACGCCGACAAGGTCAAGGACGTGATGGCCGCTGGCAAGAAGGTCCATAAGGACTTTGACGAGGTGGTCGGGTCGGTCACTTTCGACGGACTCCTTGCGCGCCTTGTCGTGGACTCGGAAGCCCCGGTTGACATCGCGTACCACTTGAGCAATAATGCTTCTGAACTCTTGAAGATCACGAGGGCTGATCCAGCAGAACGGATGCGCCTTATCGGGAGATTAGAGGGTAAGTTTTCGGCTACTTCCGCCGTGAGGAAGCGCACCAAAGCCCCCAAACCCCTCGGTCAAGGCCGCACAGCTTTGACGGGTGAAGAGGCTCAATATGGACCTTCCAACCAAGACGACTTTGATAAAGCGTTATTTGGTTAAAAACGGAGAATAGCACATGACTATCACAGTCCCACAGTCCCGACTGATCCTGAAAACGGTGATGTCCTCGTTGCGCAATAACCTTGCCTTCGCAGACCTAATCGACTGGGAAACGCACTCGGATGAAATGAACGACCGTAACGGGTTCGTCGTTTCTGAGCAGGTCGGCCCAGAATTTACGATCACAGAATCCACCGGCGCGGTCACCGACCTTTCCGGCGGCGTTCAAAGCACGGCATTCGGCGCGCAGACGTTCACCTTGAACAAAGTCTTCGGACTTTCGATGGGCGCATCTGACATCGAATCAGTGACAGACCTCGGTTCCGCACGTAAGGCACGCGCCTTGCAGAACGGTATCGCACGTCTCGCAACCAAAGTGGACTATCACATCGCCGACGTTGCGATGCGGGCGTTCCCTTGGTCCACCGGCGCACCGGGTACGGGCATTGTAGACCCAGAAGAGGTCGCAGAGGCACGCACACGTCTTGCCCTAATCGGGTGTGAATCCGACAACGGCATCAGCGGCGTGATGACCCACACCGACCGCCAGAAGCTGGCAAAGTACCTGTATAACGACAACGCGTCGTTGGCATCTGAAGGTTCGCGCGCAATGCGCCGTGGCTTCTCTGGTATGATCGACGGTATCCCTATGAAGGCTACCAACCAGCTTGCACGCCTCACCACAGGCTCACGCACCAACGCCGCCATCAACGGCGCGGCACAAGACGTGACATACGTCTCCGCTGCAGACTCGGGAACAGTTGCAGGTAATTACCTGACACAGACCCTTGTCATCGACGACTGCGGCAACGCAGGCACGATCAAAGCAGGTGAAGTCTTCACCATTGCCGGTGTTAACGCATGGGATCCTGAAATTGGCCAATCACGCGGCTTCCTTCAGCAGTTCACTGTTATCTCCGACGTGACTGCAAGCGCAGACGCGGCCGGTGATGCTACGATCACCATCTTCCCTGCAATGGTTGTCCAGACCGGCGCAGTCGGGGTCGATAACAGCCACGCAACGGTTGACGCGGCACCTGCAGACGACGCAGTTGTCACCTTCATCGGTTCGGCTTCTACGGTCTACACCCCACGCCTGATGTTCAAGAAAGACTCGATTGTCGCACACAGCGCGCAGTTGGTCCTTCCTTACACTGGCCAAGGCTACCGTCGTGGACTGGCAGACGCGGAGCGCGACAACATCGCACCGCTCATGCCGCGCCTCTGGTTCTACTCGGACCCGGCAACCGGCGCCCACAATGCCCGCATCGACTTGTTCATGCAGGCACAGGCCCGCAACCGCTGGACAGGCGTGAAGTTCTTCGGTTAAGTTGAACCGAGAATAGCTTGAGACATACCCCGTCCCTTAACTGGGGCGGGGTTTTTCTTGACCCGGTGCTGAAAAGTGTGTCAAATGCACAAACACGAAACCCTAAACAGAGAACACGGAGAGTAATTCAAGATGGCTGAACGTAAACAATACCCAAAAATGGTCTACGGCCCCGGCAACGAGCAGGTGATCATCAACGGCCCAGACGAACTGCCTGAAGGCTTCATGACCTTCCGAGAAAAACACCGCAAGAGTGGTTCTATGTCGGACGCATCACTAGATGCTGCGATGGGCGCGATCATCACCGCCGACGGTGTCGCTTCATCCAAGGCCGCAGCTGAAGACGCACAGGCCGCACGTGACGCCGCCAACAAGGCCGCCCAGGACGTGAAAGACGCCCACGAGGCCCAAGCCCACCGCGATCGGATCAAGGCGTACTTGACCGAGAACAACGTGGATTTTGTTCCCCAGATGGGAACCCCAAAGCTAGAAGAGTTGGCCGCCAAGCTACGCGAACACCTCGCTGAACAGGACGCAAATGACGCTAGTCAGTGAAATCCTAGTCGCGGCTTACCGCGAATCTAACTACACCGCCGTCGGAGCAACACCGACGGCGGATGAACAGACTGAGGCTTTGGCCTTGCTTCAGTCGCTGATGGGGTCTGTCTTCCCCATGGTTGTAGGCACCAAGCTGAAACCTTGGTACTTCCCTTGGCCTCAGAAGAACGCCGCGCGCGCCGCCAACTACCCGGCGGCACCGGGCGACTCTGGCATCACACCACCGAACAGCACCGAGACACCCCCGGCCAACGTCCGCTTGATGATGAAGAACACGGCTGAACAGCGTGTCTACTTCCAGTATCAACCGCAGGACGGCGCCCTGATGGAATACGTCGACATCGGTCACACGGCCACGGTCATACTTGACGCCAACGGCCAGCTGTTCGAGACGACCGGGTCCGACACAGAAATCACAATAACTTCAGACTTTCCGGCAAGCCGGAATCCCACTCGCCGCTGGATTTATCGGGCGGACGTTGGCTCATGGGTGGAATTGACGACTCTCACGCTTGTAGACGAGATGGCATTCCCCATCTGGTTCGATGATTACTTCATCACCGCACTGGCCATCCGCCTCGCCCCACGCTTTGGCAACGAACCCCGGCAGACCACGATCATGCGCTACACAGACATGAACGTGTTCCTTCGCGGCCAGTACGAGCAGATGGGTATCGTCATGGTGGGATCGCCCGGTGGGCACGGCGCCACCCAAAACTGGGACAACGAGGTAGACGCCTTCGATGGCGGCGACTTCTCTTCAGGGCTGACCTAATGGCCGAGAGTGAACAGGTACAACTCAGCTTCACCAACTGGCCTCGGTCTTTCGCCGATTCCACTGAAGCACGGGTACGCAACCGCTACTTTGAGCAGACACCGGCCGCGGGCGGCGGTGCAGTCATGCTGGCACGCCCCGGCACTGAACCCATGGTCAACTGCGGTGAAGGCCCTATCCGCGCCACATGGTCCCTTCCCGGCCTCTTCGACGGCTCACTTTTCGTCGTTTCGAACCAAACCCTGTACCGCGTAGAGACAGACAACACCGTGATACCGATTGGCGGCCTTGTGATGGGCACCGGTGGCGTGTCTATGACGGGCGTCGCTGGCGCAGGCTACGAACGCCTGATGATCGCCGACGGCACGCTTCTGCAGTTCTACGGCGGCGGCACGCAAGCAAGTGCCATCCTCACCGGTTCGGGCCCCGCGTCTAACCTCGACCTGATCAACATCGGCGGCACCTATTACCAGTGGGTCACCACGGTCGGCGCAGGCGTAGGCTCTCTGGCGAACCCGTTCAAAGTCCTGATCGGCGCTGACCTGGAAACAGACCTTGCGAACATGGTGAAAGCGATCAGCTTCACCGGCACCAGCGGTGTCACGTATTCCTCAGAATTGGCCGGCCAAAACCTCTTGGTGACGGCAGTGTCCGACGCCACGACTATGACGGTCACCGCGCGCACAGACTTGGCGGCGGGCAACGACATTGTGACCACATCCACATCTGCCACGTTGACTTTCCCGGCGGCTACCCTCTTGGGTGGGGGCACGCACGGCCTAAACGGCATCGAGATACCCGACGGCCTTCCGCCGGTGTCTGTGGCCACCCTGAAAAGCCATGTTCTCGTGGCGCTGGGCAACACTGACCGGTTCTACTGGGTCGCCCCGGCCGAGTTCACGATCGACCCTTTGAACTTCGCCACGGCTGAAAGCCAACCGGACGATGTCTTGAACGTGATCGTGATTGGTGATACAGCAATGTTCATAGGTGAGGATTCTACGGAAGTATGGTACGCTACCGGTATTCTCGACTCCCCATTCGCGCCAGTATCCGGCCGGGTTTATGACCGAGGCGCCATTGAAGGCACAGCCCTAAATGTGAACGGCACCGTATTCCTTGTCGGAAATGATAATGTCGTATATGCTATCAGTGGATCGGCCAACCGGGTATCCACCCACGCCATAGAAGAAAAAATCAGACTGACCCTCGCATCGGAGTAATACCATGACCCTACTGTACTGCACATCCTTCGACCACTACGGGCAGGGCGATGCGCCGGCTTTCTACGTTTCCGACGCCGACTGGGGGTGGGATTTCTCCGCTGTGGACTGGACTCTTTTGGGCGACGGCATTGGCGCTAATCCTGCGGGCGGAAACGCCAACAACACACGGGCGCTGGGGTCGTTTGGCATAGACACCCCACCTTGGGGCGCGCGGCGCGGCGAGTACGCGTTCTACGCCGACCAAGCAAGCACATGGCGGAACGGTTCTGGCGGCACGGCATACAGCATGAACGGCTCAGAAATGCCCCGTCTTGCCATCCCCGGCGCATCAGAGCATGTGCGTATTTACAACCTAGCCTACTCCTGCGACTCTCTGCCCGCAGTCGAAGTATCGCAGGGCATGATGCTTTGTTTCCAGAACTCATTCGGTGAGATTCGGGGATGGCTGGGCGTTAACCCATCTGGCCGCCTAGTCCTTTACGACGGCGCACCGTTCACGATCGACATCGGTGGCGGAACATATTCCAGCGAACCGGCCGTGCTGGCGATTTCCTCGGCCCCGGTCGTTACCGCAGAGACGTGGCAGTCGTTGAGCATCAAAATGACGACCAACGGCGCAAACGGCCTCGTGGACGTGCTGATTTACGCTGGCGACATCATCGCCGGAAACATCGTTATGAACGTATCCGGCCAAGCATTTACCTCGCGGGTATTGTCCCAAGAAGTTGACATCCTCGGCCTATTGGCGCCCAGCTTTGCCCACAAAACCGGGGTAGACCCGATTCCCGACGTCACGAAACGCTATATCCGTGACATCGTAATCTGCAACAACTCTGGCACGTACAATAACGACGTGCTTGGCCAAGTCTTCGTGTCTGCACAAGAGATGCGCGCGGAAGACTCTGGCGGTGGATGGGAAGCCTTCACACGGTCCAACCTGTCCGACGGCGTGTTGAACATGCAGGACGCCAACACCGGTCTACGGGTCGCCGATAGCGCGAACCTAGAACTTGGGTCGGGCGACTACTCGATAGAGGGCTGGTGGCGCTTCCACTCGCTTCCTACCGGAACGTCGCACATGATCATCGCATCTAAGTGGGACGCCAGCAACAGCGCACGATCGTGGCGCCTGTACTTCGACGCCGACGCGGATGAACTCAAGTTTGAGATTTCAACCGACGGCACAGCGGCCACCGAGTTGTTCGCCTACCCTTGGATTCCAGACACTGACAAGTATTACCACATTGTTGTTGACCGCGAGACGGCAGTCACACGCGTATTTGTCAACGGTATTCAGCTGGGCGTGGACATCGCAGACGCGAACACATACCACAACGGCGCCGCCAGCTTTGGCCTCGGTTCCGAGTGGGACTCCACGTCACTGGTCACCGCGTCCGCGTTCGATGGCTTTATTGACGAGTTCCGCCTTACGGTGGGCCTCTCGCGCTACAACGCCGAGTTCGCCGTCCCGACGGCTGTTTTTGGGCGTGTTGTCGGAGATGACGCGAACATCGCCAACGTCGAATTGCTCATGGGCTTTGATGGCGGTGTGATCGAGGATGAATCTTCTAACTCGTTCACAGTCTTCCCCGGCACTGGCGTCACGGCAGACCTGCCCGACGATGACGACAACTCTTTCCAAGTCCTTAACCGTCGCCCAGCTTGGGATGACACCTACATCGAGGCACGGAACACCTTCGCAACGTCGATCCTCACGCTCACGGGCTTGCCTCTGACCACGGAAACCACGGTTCTGGGCTCGGTCACGTACACATGGCGCACGACCTTGTCCACTGGTCCGACGATCGCCAATGAGATTTTG